TGGGCTTTACTTCGTAAAAAGTCTTTCCTGCGCCGGAACCGCCGCAAATCAGAATATTCCCGTTCAACTTCAGCCGGCGGAAATCCAGCGACATTTTTACGTTCTGGCTTAGAATGCGGTTAAAATTCTCGTCCTTGTCCGCCAGTATTTTATTTGCCATCTTAGGCGATTCAAACCTTGCCGTCCCGAACTCTTTCCCCGGCATGAAGTTCCGCTGGCTTGTGACGTACATTAAAAGGGCGGTAGCATAGACGATTACGGCTATCACTACCGCTTTTAAGGTTGTTTCGTTATAATAATTTGCAAATGGATTAGCACACACACCGTTAAAAGACTCCAGAAAGGCATCCATCTCCATCCCCTGTTCCCATGCGCCATTTAGCAGATACCCCGCATAAGCACAAAGCACTGCCCCCAGTATGGCAAACCACATGGACACTTTTTTCTTGTTCTGTACCATAGGCGGCTACCTCTTTTTCGGCGCAGGCGCTTTTTTCGGTGCGGGCTTTTTCTTCCGCATAAGCTCCTGCTCCTTTGCTTTCCGCTCCACGTCCGCATACCGTTTCCGCACCTCCGCACTTACCCTGTCATAATGCCCTTCGTACAGGTCTTTTCCCTTCATGGTTGCGACCACACGGTTGTCCGCCGAATAAATCTTGTACTCCTTGTTACGGTCAAGAAAAGTCAGTATGGTCTTTCCATCATGGATTTCCATTGCCTTGTCCTTGTTGATCCAGACATACTGGGCATTTTCGCCCCACGTTCCCGGTATCCTTGTCTTTACGGCATGGTCGTTTTCCTCCGCTATCAGTTTCTTTGTAATGGTAATGTCCGTAAGATCAGGGTTCTGTGCGGCGGCTACTGCCTGCATACGCTGCGCAAGCTCACGGTATCCTTTCATGCGGCTTAAAAACATTTCCTTATCCATAAGGACTCTGTGCTGCCCGCCTTCCTCTTTGGAAAGGACGCCGATCCGCTCAAGCTGCCCCACTACCTTTTCCGCCTGTTCGTTTTCAAGGCTGAAATTTTCCTTTACTTCCTCCACACTGATGCTCTTTTTCTCCATCGCATAGCTGCCGACTTTCTCAATCAGCCCGTCAAGAGCTTCTCCCACCCTTGCCGCTTCCTCAGTGTGGAGGCTGTCGTTTCCCTTTTTCTGCTCTTTCAGGAAAGACAGCACCTTGTCCATCTCCTTTTCGTCCCCGTTTTTCAGGTAATCGTCAAACTGGCAAAGCTGGCCGGATTTCAGTTTAGGAACTGTATTTTTGACGGGGCGGATTTTCGGTCTACCCTGGAATTCATCAATAGTTTCCCGGAAGAAAGCGCATGGACAGATCAAGATGCGGACGAAATCAACCGGGAGATCACAAAACGGATATTGAGCGGCCGTCAACTACTGCACTTTGAGGTTTTCGCGCGGCTGGTCGATATTCAATGGCTGGATACCTCGTTCGGGCTTGGCGGGCGTGCTGCGTTTATCGGCTTTCCAACGGAGGACGGTAGCGCAGGGAGCAGCTTCTATCTTCCCTATGGTACGCGTGAGCTTGCGATGTCCTCTGCGTGCAGGGAGAAGGAAGCGGCCTGGGAATTCCTCCGGCAGATTCTCCTGCCCCGATATACCGATTTGAGCGACAACATGCTTTACGAAAGGCATGTAAGCGCCCTCTCCATCAACCGGGAGGACTCAGACGCTATGAACCTGTACCGCCGGGTGCAGCGGGGCGACGTGGACCAATGCTCCATTGGGTTCTGCATCGGCGCGGAGGATGTGGAGTTCCGAGATGATGGGTCCGCCCACTGGACCATCCGGGAAGTGTATCCACTATGTGAGGTGACGGTGGCGACCTTCCCGGCCTATGAAGCCACCTCCGTGTCTGCCCGTGCCGCGGATACCCAACGGGCCAGAGAGCGTCAGGCCCAGACCTGGCGGGAAAGTATGGTAAATCGACTGAAAAGGAGTGGTACATAATGGCGCTGAAAGCACTGCTTTTGCGCAAGAAGCTGGACGCCGCCCGGGCGGCCCTGGAGGAACTGCGGGCCAAGGACCAGGAGCTCCAGACAAGAGAGGCCGAGCTGGAGGCCGCCATCGGCGAGGCTGAGACCGAGGAGGACAAGCAGGCCGTGGAGGGCCTGGTGTCTGAGTTCGAGGCGGAAAAGAAGGAGCACGAGGAAAAGAAAACCGGCCTGACCGGGCAAGTGGAGCAGTTGGAAAAAGACTTGGCGGAGGAGGAGGCAAAGCAGGTTCCTCCTGCGGCTTCCACTGGGGAACCGGGTCCGGCAAATAATCCCTCGCCCACAGCGGGGGAAAGAAAGGATGAAAAAATTGTGAGCATGGATGAGCGTGGATTGTTGGACCTGGGGCGGCAGCGGCGCAGCAGGTCCCAGGTTCGGGCGGCTGTGAGGGGGTTTGCCCAGCGCAGCCCGGAAATGCTGGACCGGGAGGATGTGAAGGACTTCCTCCAGCGGGTGCGCGTCCTCGGCACGGAAAAGCGGGCCGTGAACAACACGGAGCTGACCATTCCTGTGGTGATGCTCCCCCTGATCCGGGAAGTGACGTATAACTACAGCAAGCTGCTGCCCCGGGTGAACCTCCAGCAGGTGCCCGGCACCGTCCGCCAGAACATCATGGGCTTTATCCCCGAGGCGGTGTGGACTGAGGCCTGCGCCACGCTGAACGAGCTGGACTTTGGCTTCAGCCAGATCGAGGTGGACGGCTACAAGGTGGGCGGCTTTATCCCTGTGTGCAATGCCACGCTGGAGGACAGCGATGTGGACCTGTTCTCTACGATCACTGAGGTGCTGGGCTGGTCCATCGCCAAGGCTGCCGACAAGTCCATTGTCTACGGCACCGATGTCAAGATGCCCATGGGTTTTGTGACCCGGCTGGCCCAGGTGTCCAAGCCCTCCGATTGGAACAAAAACGCCCCGGAATGGAAGGGCTTGAGCGCTACCAACCTGCTTTCTATCAGCGGGAAGGAGGGAAAAGCTCTTTTCAAGGAGGTTGCGCTGAAGGCTGGGCTTGTGCGTACACCCTATTCCGACAGCAACATCACCTGGCTCATGAATGAGCTCACGAAATCCCAGCTTGTTGCCGAGGGTGTAGAGTACAATTCCTCCGCGGCAATTGTGTCCGGAATCAACGGCACTATGCCGGTGGTGGGCGGGGATATCGTCACTCTGGACTTCATCCCGGATGGCGACATCGCCTTTGGTCATCTTGATCTCTATCTTATGGCCGAGCGGGCCGGGGTCAGCATCGCCATGAGCGAGCATGCCCGGTTTGTGGCGGACCAGACCCTGTTCAAGGGTACCGCCCGGTATGACGGTATGCCGGTGTTTGGCGAGGCGTTTGCCGTCATCAACATCAACGGCAAGGCCCCCACTACCTCGGTTACCTTCCCGCCTGACAAGGCAAACGAGGAGAGCTCCGATGTGGGAACCCCTTAATGGCGTCTCTGGAGAAGCCGGAGCCAGAGGCGCTGAACGCTAAGCCCACCGGAAGAAAAGCCCGGCGGAAGCCCGCAGGAACAGGGGAGGGATAGGGCATGATGGATGATTCGAGCATGCTTCTGCTGCTCAGGCAGGACCTTCAGCGGTCGGTTACCCTGCCTCTTGAGGATACGTACCTTCTTCAATTGCTCCAGGCTGCGCGGGCCAGCCTGGAGAGGCAGGGAGCTAAGGATAATGGGGCCCCTGATTGGGACCAGGCTGTGATCTCCACCGCCGCATGGCTGTACCGTAAGCGGATTACGGGGGAATCAGAGCCTCAGTTCCTGCGGCGGATGCGCTTGGACCTGATTGTGAGCGGTCGGGCGCAGGGAGGGCAAAATGAATCTGCTACATGATGCGGGGATGGCGGTGATCTACCGGGTGGACAGCGATGAGGGCGGACCGCCGCCCGTCTCTGTCCGCCTGGTGGAGAAAACCCGCCAGCCCTTTGGTGAGATGACTGTGGGCGTAACCCGCTTTTACAGCGCGGCTGCGGCGGGCATGACGGTGAGCCGCCTGATCGAGCTGTGGCGGGACGATTCCATTTCCGTGCGGGATATCTGCCGGATCGGGGAGCGTTTTTATAATATTCAGCAGGCAGTCCCGGCAGAGAACGACGAGGGCCTGCTGATTACCCGGCTTACCCTGGAGGAAACGGACGGCAGCGCATGGGAGGGATACGCGGATGGGTGTTGAAATCAAAGATTTTGCGCTGACTGTTTCTCAGATGCTGGACGGCTACTCTGCGGAGGTACGGGAGGGTGTGGCCGGAGCCGTGGAACAGGCCGGGAAAAAGGCGCTCTCCACCGTCCGGAAAAAATCCCCGGTCGCAAAGCGAAGGGGTGGCGGCCGCTACAAAAAGGGCTGGCGCATGAAAAAGGATCGGGGCGGCGTGTATCATGACCAAATGCGTGTGACCATTCATAACGCCAAGGATGGCCCTCTGGTTCACCTGCTGGAGCGTGGACATCAAAAGGCCAACGGAGGCCGGGTCGAGGGGATTCCCCACGTCCAGCCCGCCTACGAGGAGGCCGAGCGGGTTCTTACGCAATTAACCGCCCGCGCCATTGAGGAGGCGTCCGGGAAATGACCTATCAAGAGCTGCACCGCCTGCTGGAGGGAGGAATGAATATCCCGTTCGCGTTCCACCACTGGGACAAGCCCCCCTCCATGCCCTACGGGGTTTATTTTGACGACCGGACCAATAACTTTGGGGCTGACGGCATTGTTTATCAGGTGGTCCGCCACGTCAACATTGAGCTTTACGTGCGACAGCGTGACCCCGTGCTGGAGGCGCGCTTGGAGGCCCTGTTGGACGGCGCGGGCTTCTACTGGGACAAGGACGCCGCTTACGTAGACAGCGAACGGTTCTATCAAATCGCTTATGAAATTGAGGTGTAACTATGGCAAACAAGGTTCAATTCAGCTTGAAAAATGTTCACTACGCTCCCATTACAACCGGGGACGACGGGAGCATCACCTTCGACGCGCCGGTGCATATCCCCGGCGCTGTCTCACTGACGCTTACCCGGCAGGGCAACGAGGTCAAGTTTATCGCGGACGGTGTTGTTTACTACGCCTCCTACTCCAACGAGGGCTACTCCGGCACGCTGACGATCGCCCTTATCCCGGAGCATTTCCGGAAGACCATCCTCAAGGAAGTGGAGGATGAGACGGATCACGTGTTGGTTGAGTATGCGGACACAGAAACCGCCCCCTTTGCCCTGCTGTTTGAGATTGAGGGCGACGAGAAGGCCACCCGGCGCGTGCTGTATTACTGCAAGGTGGGCGTGCCCGGCGAGGACGCGGACGGCCAGGCCCAGAAGACGCCCAAAACGGAGGCCATGGACATCACCGCGTCCGCCCTGGCCGATGGGCGTACCCGCGCCCGGACCATGGCGAACACGAGGGACGAGGTATTCAACAACTGGTTCAAGTCGGTTTGGGAACCCAAAATGGAGCCCGTTCCTGTCGCGCAGGCGGACGGTCCCGCGCCGGCGGCGGTTGATGCCGGTGCGGATAAGCCCGCGCCCGGTGGGAAGGAGTAAGGCATGGAAACTGTTGTGACCATCGACGGCAAGGACGTGCGGTTTAAGGCGACGGCGGCGGTGCCGCTGCTGTACAGGAGCAAGTTCGGGCGGGACTTGCTCCACGATATAAACGACGTGGCGAAGGCGATGAAGGGGAAAGAGCTCGAGGGAGAAAATATCCCGGTCAATGCCTTGACTATGTTCGAGTGCATGGCGTACATCATGGCTAAACACGCAGACCCATCCATGGAGGCGGACGGTCCGGAGGAATGGCTTGAGGGGTTTTCCGCGATGTCCATTTATACGGTGTTTCCAGTGATTCAAGCCCTGTGGACCGGGAACATGGAGCAGCTCGAAATGGCTAAAAAAAAACTGGGGCAATTGACCGGGAGTTCACAACCGCCCTGCTCCTGCTCCGGGCGGTGCAGCTCGGAGTGCCACTGCGAGACCTCGAGCTGATTACGATCGGAACGCTCAATGACATGTACGCAGAGGCGGCAGACGACACCCTGGACTGGCCGGAACTGGCCACCC